AGACGTGACCGTCAGAGCGCAGGTACTGGTCGTTCGCGTTGGCAGCCGCGCTCGGCACGCCGCTGCCGGTCGTCCAGAGCGAGCCGCGCGTGCCCTGCGGGCCGGTTGAGCCGGTGGCACCGGTGGCGCCGGTCAGGTTCGCCTGCAGGGTCCAGGTGACCGGCGTATTCGAGGTCAGGCTGTAGTAGACGCTTGTCGCCGTGTTCAGCCAGAGCGTGCCGATCGGGTAGCCCGTGTCGGTACCGGTCGGCGGGCGGTTGTTGTTGACCCAGCCGATGCCCTGGGCGCCGGTGGAGCCCGTCGCGCCCGTCGGCCCCTGGGGACCGGTGGCGCCGGTTGGCCCCTGGGCGCCGGTCGCGCCAGTCGGGCCCTGAGGACCGGTGGCGCCCGGGGCGCCTGCCTGAGCGAGCACGCCCCAGTGCGTCGGGTCGGTGTCCGGCGTGGTCGCCGTCGGCCCGACCGGACTCAGGCAGATGTAGCTCGAGCCGTTGTACGAGACGCCGTCGTTCTTGGCGTAGGCAGTCGAGCTCGACCAGGCGCCGCGCCAGTTCATGGTCACGCCGCTCACGCCCACAACCGGCCCATTGCTGCCCGTGCCGTTGTGGTTGTGGCCGCTGACCGGGTCGAACAGGCCGTCGGTGATGCGCCAGCTCTGGGCGAGCCAGCGTTCCAGGTAGACCTTCTCGTTGTCCCCCTGCGCGAACTGCAGGAAGCCGACGATCTTGGTCTTGATCGTCACAGGCGGCCGTTCGCGAGCGCGCCCTGACGCACCGCGTCGGTGGCGCTGGTGACGTCATCGTAGAACTCGAGCAGGCGGCGATCGACCATGCCCCAGGGAAAGGCCTCGACCTTCTCCTTCAAAATCTGCCAGTCCGAGTCCTCGAGCGTGAGCACGTCCTGCTCGGCCGCCTCGAGCGCGTCCAGCACACGGATCGAGCGCCGCATCTCGTCGATGGTGGCGCCCGTCTGGCGGTTCAGCGGCACGCGCACGACCTGCTCGACCAGCTCGCGGTAGTCGATGCGGTTGGTCGGGTCACGCGGGTCGGGCAGGCTCTTGAGCAGGATGCGCTTCATGTCAGTTCCCCATGGCGAACCAGTAGGCCGAACAGTTCCCGGTCGAGCCGCTGGTGTTGTAGATCCGCAGATTGAAGCCGGTCGTGGTCGCGCCCTGCGCCGCCGGGTGCCACTGCTGGACGTCACCCGCGGTCGGCGTATTGATGCCGACGATGATGATCGGCGCGCTGTTGAACGCCCGCGTAAACGTCTGCGCCTGGCTCTGGCCGGTGTTGTTGGTGATGCCGCTGAGCGTGACCGAGCCGTGCTCGATGTGCTCGTAGACGCCGTTGACCGTGAACGGCACCACGTTGCTGCCGCTGTTCTGGACGGTCACATTGCCCGTGAAGTTGCCCGTGGCGGCGTAGAGCGTGGCCCCGCCCTGGTCGATGTGGACGTTGCCGTCGGCACCGCGCAGGTAGAGCGAGCCGACCGTGGTGGCGTAGACCTGGCTCGAGCTCGAGATACCGTTGCCGGTGACCACGCCGCTGGCAGTAATCGCGCCACTGGTGATGGCGCTGCCGTTGGTGTTGACCGCCCCAACGGAGAGCGTCTGCGGGCTGCCGCCCGTGTTCTGGACCAGCACGCTGCCGTTCGAACGGAGCGCCAGGTTGGTGCCGTCGCTGATGATGCCGTTGGTGGCGCCCTGCCACATCAGCCACTGGTTGGTATCCAGGTAGATCGAGCCAGCGTGGAAGGTCAGGTTGCCGTTGGCAGTGATGCCCGCGGCGGCAACCGTCAGGCTGCCGGTCTGGAGCGTCAGATTGCCCGAGCCGTCCAGGCCCATACGCTGCGTCCAGGCCGGCATGGCGCCCGAGCCGGCCGGCACCGTGTACCAGCCGAAGGCGCCGTTGCCGCAGTTGGCGAGCGTCGGGATGGCGCTCGTACTCGAGCCGCGCTGCCAGCCGGTGCCGTCGTAGTAGGCGTCGGAAGAGATCATCGGCCCGTTGGCGCCCAGGCCGGCCGTGTTCACCCAGTTCGGCGACTGGAGCAGCAGGCTGCTCGAGTCGTTCGGCATCGGCCGCAGCAGCGAGCTCGCGTTCGGCCCGATCTGGACGCCGCCAGCGAAGGCGGTCAGGCCGGAAACGGTCAGTGCACTCACGGTCACGCCCGAGCCGCGCACCTGAAGCAGGGTCGTGCCGTCGTTCTTCAGCACGCTCAGCGCGTTCGAGTTGGTCGAGTCCAGGTTCTGGACGGTCAGCGCGTAGTGCGTGGAATCGTTCAGCGCCGAGAACGACAACACCTGGCCAGCCGCGGCCGTGCCGATCAGTGAGTTGATGACCTGGTTCAGTTGGCTGGCGTGGATCGGATCGCCCGGGTTGACCAGCGTGTACGCCATCAGGGCATCCCCCAGTAGATGATCGGCGACGTGGCGTCCCAGCGGGAGGTGCCGTCGTCCCAGCGGACGGTCGGGGTCGAGATGATTTGCGGCGGGTCGGCCGCGAGCAGCTTCAGGGTAAGCGTGGCCACGATCACCGGCTCGGCCGTGCCCTTGCCCGACTCGCCGCCGAGCTGGGTCACGCGTCTTTGCACGGGCGGCAGGACGAGCACCTGGTAGGTCTGGCCGAACTCGTCGCGCAGCGACACCCGCCCCCGCCACTGGAGCTCCTCGAGCTGCCAGTAGGCGGCCACCGGCCGTCCGATGTCGCGGCCGCCGAAGCGGTCGACGTTGCCCTCGCCGAGCAGCACCTCGTAGGTCCGCACGCGGCGCAGAGCCGGCATGACCTGGGCCCGCGGCATCAGCGCGCGCACGATCGCCGGCGTCGTCTGCCCACCCGTACCCACGATCGAGAAGCTGAAGCGATTACCGATCGCGTCCTTGTCGCCGACCACGCTCGACTGGGGCGAGGTGGTGGCCGTGCCGAAGGGCATCTCCGAACCGCCGTCCAGGCCGACGTTGAAGTTCAGCGCGGTGTTGCTCGACAGGCCGTCGGCCTGGACGTCGATCTGCAAGAGGTTCTTGGGCGTCACCGGGTGCACCCAGTCCTGGCCGGTGACGTGCACCGTCCAGCTCGTGGCGAAGGTCGAGCCCGGATCGAGCAGGGGGTTCTCCGTCCGCGGCAGGTTCACCCAGGCGATGTAGGGCGTGGCCTGGCTCTGGCTATAGCTGCCGATCCAGAGCCGCGGCGGCACCGTCAGCGCGCTCACGGCCAGCAACCGACAGATCTGGCCGGGCAGCTTGACCAGTGCGCCGTGCCAGAGCATCGGACTGGGCCCGATCGCCTGCGGCGACGCGCCGTAGCCGGCTCCGTAGCCGAACGGCGAGGTGCCGGCGTCGCCCTGCCGGATGTCGCGCCCCCACATCAGGTAGGTGTCGGTGCCGTTGTAGACGGCCGCGATCAGCCACTGGCCGTAGCTGGTCATGGCCGTAATTTTTCCGAAAATCGGTGTCTCGTTCGGGAGGCCCAGGCCGGGCGTGACGGCCGTGATCAGGCCCGTGGTCGAGCCGCCGGAGACGTCCAGGCGGAACAGGCCGGCGATGTGGTTGGTGTAGACGTGGCCATTGGCGCTGACCGAGCTCACGCCGTTGTCGTCATCGATCGCGGTCTCGAACCAGGGCATCAGGTTGGGCGTGAAGCCGGTCGTGCCGTCGACGTCGTGCAGGCCGTTCGTCTTGGCCACGTAGATGTGCCCCTGGTCCGAAACCAGGCTATTGATGGCGTAGGTCGAGTCGCCGACCGTGACCTGGGCGCCCCAGTTGCCCGCGGTCATCGGACCGGTGACGCAGTTGACCACGCTCGAGGTCGTGTCCGAGCCGATCAGTTGCCAGGTGCCGAAGCTGCCGGTGGCCTGCGCCTGGTACCAGGCGTGGGCGAGCCCCTTGCGGTTCGGACCACTCCCAGTCCAGGTGCCACTCGCGTTCTGGGCGAGCGCCGAGGGCGCCGAACTCGACTGGTGACCGAGCGAGGTGCCGACGTACAGGTTGCCCAGGAAGGTGTCCATCGACCAGGCGATGTTGCCGCTGGGCAGGGTGTAGTCGAGCACCGGCACGCCGTTACCGCCCGGCACCCGCCAGACCTGGTTGTCGATGCCGAAATAGAAATTCCCGTTGTAGTCGGACCCGCAGCGCGGCGAGTGGCCGAGCGTGTTCGGCAGCGCGGTGGTGTTGACGAACGGGCCCGGCAGCAGCAGGCGCGGGAAGCGCGCGTCGGCGTTCTCGGCCCAGGCGTAGGTGCCCGACAGGAGCCGCCACGAGTAGCCGAAACCGAGATGGAACGTGTCCAGGACGAGCGGCTCCTCGGAGACGTCGATCTTCTCGCCGGTGAGCTGCTCGACGTTCGTTTCCTGCTCGACCGGCCCCTGGCCGCTGCCGCCGATGCGCGCCGCGCGGTAGAGCGTCAGGTCGATGCCGTTCAGGGAGATCGACTCGCGCAGGGGGTACGGCATGCCTACCCCGGCGACAGGATGGTGTAGCCCTGGCCGTAGTTATCGCGCGAGCGCACCGTCATCACCGCGGGCCAGTGCTGCTTGCGGACCTGCGGATGCTGCAAGGTCAGCCGTTTCCATTGATTGGCCGCGGCGCGCGCCTGGGCGTACTGGGCGCGGTAGTTGGCCTGGTCCTCGGCCAGGCCCCACTTGGCGAGCTCGGCGAAGATCCAGGCCTTGCCGACCGCATCCATGCCGAGCATCGAGATCAGCCCCATGTCGGTCTCGTTCTGCAGGCCGGGCGTGGTCGCCAGGCCCCAGACGGTCGGCGAGCCGCTGCCGATCCACCAGCTCATCGGCACGTAGGCCTCGAGCTTCAGCGTGTCGCCGTTATTGAGTGGCTGGGAGACCTCGACCGACGGGTTATCCGCTCCCGCCACCCAGCGCCAGTTGTACATGAGCATATCGTCGTCGGTCGGCTGGGCGTTCGCAGCACGGTAGTAGACCTCGACGAGCTGGTCCTCGGCCTGCAGCCAGGGGAAGGCGGTGCCGAGCGGGTACAGGCGCTGGTTGGCCACGCCCACGAGCGGCAGCCGCTGGATCGTCCAGCACTCGGCCAGCACGCGATTGACGACGTCGTTCAGGCCGAGCCGTCCCTCGCGGCGGATCGGCGGCAGCCGCCCGTAGACCTCGATCGGCGTCGCGCCCTGGGTCAGATAGGGCAGCGGACTCTCGAGCGTGATCGTGCCGGTGGTCGGGTCGAGCCCCTGATACTGGATGCGGCGACACTGGCCGGCGTTCTGGCCGGTTGGCTGGTAGAGCCAGGTCTGGCCGAAGAACGAGGCCTCGAGCTCGGTCGACTGGAAGTCCGTACAGACCACCTGCTGGGGCAGCAACGAGAGCGCAGTGGTCTGGGTGCGAACGTTGTAGCCGGCCGTATCCCCGAGTCTTCTTCGGTAGTCGCCGAGCGTGCTAGGCATTCGCCTCGAGCGAGGCCGTCGCCATGACCCGCGCGTGACCGGTCGAGGACACCGAGTTGATCTGGAGCGTGATCCGATCGCCTGGCCGCACGCCGCGCGAGTTCGGATCACCGACGGCGTTGTTGAACTCGCCGGTCGAGGTGGCCAGCAGCGTCGGCTTGTTGCCCGCGGCCGACCAGATACTGGTGCCGTTGATCAACACGTCGCCGACCGTGTTGCCACCGCCGGTACCGGCCGTCACGGCCAGGAACTTAACGCCCGTGATGCGCGCGGAGACGGTCGAGACGTACTCGGTCAGGACCTGGGCGGCGGTAACCGCAGCCGACGAATAGCCGCAGACGTTGTCGACGACGCTCTTGGGTTGTGCACGTGTACCTGGCATCGGGGGAAAGCCTCCTGCCTAACTGAAGACGACGAGCCCGGCGCCGGCCGAGCCGGGGACACAGTAGATGCCGGTCTTGGCGGGTACATCGACCAGGAACGAGTTGGGCGCGGTCGGCGCCGCGGCCGAGAACAGGACCGTGCCCGAACCGGCGCTCGGGTTGTCGTAGATGGTCACGTTGCCAGTGACGGTGGTCGTGATCACCACCCGGCACAGGCGGCCGCCGCGCGGCTTGATGGCCACGCCGACCGTGCCGAAGGCGGCGTAGTCCGAACCGTTGAAAACTTCGGTACCGTATGGCATTAGTCGTCGTCCTCGACCGTCACCGTCACGGGTGCCGGAGTTGCCTTGGGCTTCGCGCGCTCGCGCCGCCGGGGCGGGGACGGCGACTTCTCGAGCTGACGCAGCGCGAGCACGACCGCGGCCGCGATCTCGGCCGAGCTCGAGCCGCCCGGGAGCTGACCGGTACGGCGCAGGCCGTCGACGATGCCGTCGGCGAGCTCGACCTGCTGGCGCCGATCGACGTGCATCACCGACTGGTGCTGCTTCAGCGCCTGGTCGGTGGCGAAGTCGTCGCGGCCGCAGTACTCGCAGTCGGCCACCTCGACGATGTAGACACCCGCGAGCTGCGGGAACTCCGCCGGCCGCGCGCCGTTCCAGCAGCCGCGCTCGCGGACGTTCCGTCCGTCCGTCTTGCCGACGTGCGCCAGGTGCTCCTTATTTGCCCCGACGTGCTGACCGCAGGTGGGCACCAGTGGCGGCCGCAGGTGGTAGCCCATGCTGATCACGTGTTCGACCGACAGCTCGTGGGCGCCGCCGGCCTGGAACAGGGGCTCGTATGGATGGTCCATGTAGTACGAGCTCGAGCCGAACTGGCCGTACTCCCAGAGCGGCGTCCAGCCGCGCCGCACCTTCTTCATGATCTCGTTATCGGATGCGTCGACCGCGACCACCTCGCCCAGCGGGTTGCCTACGTAGAGCATGCCCTGGTCGATGATGACCGTGTTCGGTGCGTCCGTCGTCAGCGTCTCAGCCACCTGACACCTCTTGCTCGGTCGGGAACTGAATCTCAGATTCAGTTGGAATGATCGGCCGCTGGAAGACTGCTACGTACTCCCACTCGACCTCGTCGGTCAGCCGCAGCGAGCTCACCCGCCACAGACTGTCGTCTTGCACCAGGGGCGTCTTCGGGCCCTTCGGCGGCCGCTTGCCGAAGCCCTTGACGGGCACCACCGGCAGCGGGCCCTTGGGCCGCTCCGGCGACAGTGCCACAAAGGTCCAACCCTGGCGCTCGAGCTGCCCCCGCATGCGCTCGAGCGACCAGGTGCGCTGCCGCTCGAGGACCTCGACAGAGGCCTCCGACGGCACGCGCACGTGGAACGGCAGGCGGTAGGCCGCCCGCTCGAGCTGGTGCCTCAGCAGGTAGTGGGTCATTCGAATCTCTGATTCGAATCGTAGATTCGATTACTTGACGGCGTTGACCTTGACCGCCCAGTTGCTCGAGTTGGTGGTCGCGGCCGCGGCCTCGTCAGCCTCCAGGCGCTCGTACATGCCGTAGATGGTGTCCATCGACACCACCCAGCTCAGGTCGAGCGGCGAGTACCAGGTGTGCGTGGTCGGCTGGCGCTGGATGGCCTTGAAGTAGTGCGTCTTCGACCAGAAGGCGCCCACCGAGTTCGGTGCCGTGCCCGACAGGAGCTGCGACTCGTACACATCGGCGCCGTAGATCTTGCCGACCTTGGCCTCCTCGACCGCGGTGCCGGCGTCGTCCTGGCCGATGTAGAGCATGTTGGTGAACTTCTCGAGCTTCAGGAAGCCCGAGTAGGTAGCCGGGCTCACGACGATGAACCAGGGCCGCGGCGCGGCCTGATTCCGCAAGAGCGTGCGTGCCTGAATCAGGTTGTCGTCGGTGAGCTCCGAGCCGGCCGTGCCGACGGCGTTGGTGGCCGCGCTGAACAGGCCGGCCGCGTCGACGTCCATCTGGCGGGCCAGCGCATAGGCGCCCGCAATCGTCGTCTCAGCTCTGATGTCGTAGCGCGACTGGATCTCGGCGATGTCCTCGATCATCTGTGCGATCGCACGGTGACCGTTGGTCATCGGCAGCACGAACTGCTGCTGCGTCTCGGTGATCGCCTGCGGTACGAGCGGCGTGCCCGGCGCCTTGGCGTTCGCCGTCAGGTTGTGGCGGCTCGGCAAGTTGATGGTGTTGGCGTGCTGATCGACCAGTGCGCTCTTGTCGTCGAAGAGCGCGGCCAGCACGACGTCGAACTGGATGGCGCGGTTCAGCTCCGGCGACCAGACCTGGTCGATGAAGACCGCGGCGGTCGTGATGGTGACGTCTGGCAACAGAGGGTCCTCATGAGGCTAGAAGGAGCGGCCGTTGCGGCCGGCGTTGGCGGCGAGCTGCTGCGTCAGCGCGTCAATCTGCGCCGAGCTCAGCTTCTTCGCCTCCTTGGGCGACATGGCCAGGTATTCCTCGAGCGAAATCGGCGCGCTGATATCGGACGCGCCGCCGTTGCGTGCTTCGGGAGTGGCACGCGAGCCGACCAGACGGCCGCGCAGACCGGTCAGCTCAGCCTCGAGCCGCGCGATCTTCTCGTCGTTCGACTTGCGACCAAGCTCGTAGGCGCGCTTGGCGAGCTCGGCCGCGGTCGGCGCCTGGTGGAGCGCCGTGTAGCCCTGCTCGTCGAGCCCGTCCAGGTCCTTGACCGTGCCGAAGTCGGCGGCCATCTCCTGCAGGATCTGCTGGCGGGTGGCCGTGGTCAGCGCCTGCGCCTGCTGGTTGCCGCGGTACATGTCCAGGATCTGTCGCCAGGCCTGCTGGCGGGTGCCGTAGTCGGTCGACTCGGCCGCCGAGAACAGTTGCTCGACACGCTGCGTGGCCTCGTACTGCTGGTGCTCAATAGCGGCGCGTGCCGCCGCATTTTGCTGCTCGGTCTCGTACCGCTGGCGACCCTCGATCAGGCCGCGCTGATACGCCTCGTCGGCACCACGGCGACGGGAGCCCTTCTCAGGTCCGGCGTCTCCGCTGGTCGCGTCCGGGGCGCTTGACTCGTCGGCTTCCGGTGCTTCGTCAGGGGGTGCAGGCGCCGCTGGTCGGAGCTCTTCGGGATAGATCGTCTGATCCGGCCCGAGGGCGTTCTCGACCTGCGGCTCTTCCGGCCCTGTCGGAGCAGGTGCGTCCGACTCGTGCACGCGGCAAGTCTAACGCTGCTGTGCGTTCATTGCCGCGAGCTGCTGGCCGCTCGACGGACCGGCGCCGAGCGAGTTCAGCAGCGCCTGTGCCTGGAGCGTGCGGAGCTGCTGCTGGAGCATGAGCTGGTTGGTGGTCACGTCCGGTCCGTAACCGACCGACGGCGCCAGCACGCTGCCGCTGCGCGGCTCGAGCCGACTGTGCGGGCTGCCCACCTGGAGCGCCTCAGGCGGCAGCACGCCCAGCATCTGGCGATTGGCGGCCTCGGTGGCGGCCTGGGCACCGCGCTCGAGAATGATGCGCTGCACGTTCGGCGGCGATGCCTGGAAGGTCGGGTCGGCCACCATCTGGCCGGCGATCTGCTGCAGGAGCTGGCCGCGGAGCTGCGTCCAGGTGCGCTGTTCGGCGGGGTTCAGCGCGACCTGCATGCTCGGTCCGACCGCGACCGACGGCGGCGGCCCGGCGACGCTCGCGCCGGCGTTCTGCAGCGCGTCCAGGATGGCCGAGGGCTGGCCGGCCGCGGCTCGCGTCGGGATCAACCCCTGCAGGCCGGCGAGCGGGTTCAGCGTCGGTCGGCCGAGCACGTCCGGCGGCACGGGCAGGTTTCCGCGCAGGCCCGGGATGTTCTCCTGGACGCGCTCGGAGATGGCCTGCGGCAGCTCCTGGGGCAGCCGTGCGACCAGCGGCGCGCGCGCGTACGGGTCGGTCATCTGGGCGATCGAGCGCACCAGGCCCGACTCCGGCACGGCGCCACCGGCGACGCTCGAGGCGATGTCGCTCGCACCCTGCAGCGCGGCCGTACCGGCGCCGCCGCCGCCGGCCAGCGTGTCGTAGATGTTGGCGAACGTCCGCAGCGGCGTGGCCGCGGCGAGCTGGTGGCCGACCTCGGTCAGGAGCTGGTTGGCGGCCGCCCAGCGCGGGTCCTCGACGCCGTACACGTCCGGCCCGGCCAGGTCAGCGCGCGCCTGCGCCTTCGTCGCCGCCTGCTGCGCGTCAGCATAGGCGCCGGCGGCCATCATCGGTCCCTTGAGCTGCGGCGGCAGACGGTCCCAGCTCCGGTACTGGTCGGTGCCAGGCACGCGGAAGCTGTCCGGCTGGATGCCCTTCGCCAGCCACAGGCGACGCTCGTCGGGGTCGGTCGGGCCGCTGCCGGTGACGTTGCCGGCGAGCGCCTGGTTGGCCAGCCAGAGCGTAAGAGCAGTGCCAATCAGGTTGTTTGCCAGGCGCTCGCCGAGCGGGCCGACCGCAGCCGCCTGGCCCGGTATGCCGCCGCGCGCCGTCGGGATAACGTCGAAGGCGTTTCGCAGGCCGCGCGTGGCGATGTCGGCGTACGGGCCCTGGCCGGCCATGCCGCGGCCGACGTCGAAAACCGTACCGGCCAGGCCGGCCGGTGTGGATTCGACCAGGCGGCTGGCCCAGTTCATCCCCATGCGGTAGACGGGGAAGAGCGCGTCGCCGACCGGGCCCATGCCGGTCACGGCCCGACCGAGCGCGCCGGTGAGCGTGCCGAGCTCCGATCGAGCGGCCGCGCGCTGGCCGACACCCTGCGCTCGAGCGATCGTCTCCGCGGTCTGCGGACCGTGGAAGGCCGCGTCGAAGGCGTTGAACCAGGTACCCGCGGTACGGCTCGAGGCGGTCTCGCCGGCTCGGGCGCCGGTCTCCATGGCCGCCAGCAGCTCGCTGGTCGCGTTCTGGAACGCGCCGTGAATGGCGCCCATGCCCTCGAAGCCGTGTGCGAGCACGCCAGCCACCCCCGGCGCCGCGCGCGCGGTGACCGAGCTCGGCCGATTGAACGAGTCGCTCAGCCCGCGCAGGAAGTTGCCGCCCCAGTTGGCCATGCCCGACTGCGCGCCCAGCATGCGGCCGGCGGCGCGATCGGGCGCGAACGCCGCGGCGTCGCGCGCCAGGCCGGCGCCACCGGTCAGGATCGGCGTGAGCGTCGAGTTGAAGGCGACGTCGGCGGCCGTCTGCAGGCTCGAGACGATGCCGCCGCGGTAGGCCGCCCGAATCCAGTCACCCAGGCTGATCGACTGGCCGGGGCGCGCGCCGAGCGAGGCCATAGTCGGCGTGATCTCGGGCGAGTAACGGCGCGCCAGGCCTTCGGCCATGCCGATCGGCACGCCGCGCGCGGCGCCGCCCAGGATGTCGGCAGGCGTCGCGCCGGGCTCCTGGCTGGCCTGATAGCCGCCCGCCAGGCCGCCGTAGAGGCCGCCCAGGCCGAGCGACTGGAGCAGGGCCGAGCGACCCAGGGCGCCCGGCAGGAACGCGCGGCCGGCTAGCGGGCTGGTGGGCCCGAGGGCGGCAAGGGCGCGCTGGGCTTGAGCGGCGAGGGCGGCGGGGTCGTAGCCGCCGACGGTTGCTGGCCCCGCGCCTGGTGCAGCCGCTGCGATACGAGCGGCGAGGTCAGGTTCCACACCGGCGAACTGGGCGGCACGACCGGCGTTGTCAATGGCAGCTCGGTAACTCTCACCATTGGGGTTGGCGCTCCAATCATTGGCGAAGGTCTCGGAGTCGAACCGCGCGGGCAGCCTCGAGACTTCTGCTGGGAGAGATTGTACCTGTTGCAGGGCGGTATCAACCGCGTTCTGGAACCGTGCCCCAGGCGTGTCGCCCAGGTTCAAAACCCAGGCGCCGGTCGGCGACGGCTGGACGGCGTGCAGGTCGTCCGCGCCGAGGCTGCCGGCCAGCGCCTGGTCGAGCGCCTCGATCTCGTCCGGCGCGAACGAGCGGCCAGCATCGACGATCGCCGCCGTCGACGCCTTGACCGACGGCGCCGCGAACATGCGTACCCAGCCCGCGACCGGCAACTGGAGCAGGACGCCGCGGGCGGCCGCGTAGGCATTGAGCGCGTCGCGCGCGTCGCCCTGGACGCGACCCTGGTTCTCGGTCAGATTGACGCGGTAGTCCCACTCGCCCGTGCGGGGGGTTCTTCGAGCGCGTGAGCGGACCGTCGGGCGCGCTGCCGGCGGCGATCTCCTCGGCCGTCGCACCACGCGACTGGCGCGCCTGCGGGCCGAAGGCGATCGCGCCCGGCTGCTCGGTCGAGGTGCCACCGACCACGCCAAGCTCGCGCGCGAGCTGATCACCGCCACCGCGCGGGTCCTGGAAGGCCGCTTCGACCTCGGGCGCCGCACCACCAGGCATCAGCGCCTGTCGCTGGTCGAGCGCGTTTCCGTAGTGGAAGCCGGCCGCGTCGACCGTCTTGCCCTCGCTGCCCGCCTTGACCGAGCTCCAGATCGCCGCCTGGACCTGCTCCGGCGTCCAGCCGAGCTGGTCGGCGAGCTTCGCCGTCTCGTCGGCCATGAAGCTGTACTGCGCGTTGGTGGGCGCCTTCGAGAAGCTCTGGCCGTTGACCACGCGACCTTCGCCCGGCAGGTTGAAGGCCTGCGCCATCCAGATGTCCTGGGTGCTGCCCGTCTTCCCGCCCGTACCGAGCGACTTGTAGACGTCCGGGTCGATAACCTGCATCAGGTTGCGGTAGAAGTTGTTGGTCTTCCGCCCTTCCCAGACCTGGCCGTTGTAGAGCAGGTCGGACGCGCGCTGGTCGATGTCGCCCGTCGCCACCTTGATCGGCTCGCCGTTCTGATGCTGGTACCAGGCCATCAGCGCGCGGTTCAGGTTGTCGTTGACCTGTGTCTGCGGGCTGTAGATGGCGACGAGCTGGGCGATCTTCTCGGCGTCCTGCTTGTTGCCGCCGGCCGCGTCCATGATCGCCTGGCTCGAGTTGGCGTACCACTCCTTCTGCGAGATACCCGCCTGGGCCAGCGAGGCGAGCTGGTTACGCAGCCGCGCCAGATCCTCGGCGCCGGTGATGTTCGACGGCAGGCCGATCGTCTGACCGCCGCGCTGGGTGAGCGCGTCGAGCGTGGCCTGGGCGTCCTGGAGCTCGGCCGCGGTCGGCAGGCGGTTGTAGGCGGCGCGCGCGTCGTCGGCGATCGCGCCTGTCATGCCGAAGTGCACCAGCGGCGCCTGGCCGGCCGCTTGCGCCGTCGAGCGACCGACCACGCCCAGGCCGGGGAAGCTCAGCATGTCGCCGAGGCCACTCGGCACGAACGTCGCGCCGCCGCGGTACGGGTCGAGGAACTGCCCCAGTCGGCCAGCGTCGGGCGCCGCCTGCGCGATCTCGCCGGGCGCCAGTTGGAGGCCGCCGAGCTCGCCTGCCCCGCCGATACGCGGCAGGCCGTGCTCGAGCGCCATCGGCGTGACGAAGTTCGCCACCTGGCCGAGCACGCGCGCCGCCTCCGGGTCGATCCCGCCCGCGGTCAGCGCGGCACTCACCGGCTGCGAGATGTCGCCCATCTCGAGCGGGTTCTGCTGGTAGAGCGGCAGGCCGCCCGTGCCGGTCAGCAGGCCGCCGAGCGTATTTGCGATCGCGATCGGGCCCAGCGCCGTCTGCGCGCCCGGTGCCTGCTGAGCGACGCGCGAGGCGAGCGTGAACGAGCCGCGCAGGTAGTCGCCGACGTCGCCGCGGCGGAGCGCGT